CCTATTATTTATTAAGCATTCGTGGTATAAGCCCCCAGTGCAGATCACTCCCGAACCGAACGTACCGGTAACGCAGTTCTCCATGACAAGCATCCCAATGCTTGAACGGGCGCGGCTTGCCTGTAATACCATGAGGGCATTGTTCCCTGACGACACCGATCCACCCTCTGAGACCGAGAAGAACCTCGCCCGTGAAGCGTTCCAAGACATTACTGCGGCGAAGAATCCACGTTTCGTCCCAGCCATCGTTGCTACCTACCCCAATGCAACGATGCGCCATCTTGATAACCTCCTGTCGGAGTACGACCATGAACTGGTCAATAGTGCCGTCCGGATACGGGAGTATGTCAAGAACAAACTGCTTGAAGATTCAGCGAGCATCGACGGCAAACTCCGCATCAAGGCACTGGAACTGCTTGGCAAGATGAAGGACGTGGGCCTCTTCACTGACCGGGTGGAGATCACGCACAAGACCAAGACCGATGAGGAGCTGGAGGCCGAGCTGACCAAGAAGTTGGAACGCTTTATGGGTGCAGCCGAAGTGGTGGATGCCGAAGAAGTTGAGGATGAGGAAGAAGAACTGGTGGACGATGCCCCCACCGAGCTGGAGAACCGCCCTACCCCCATGTCAGACCTGATCAACCGCCTGACCCCCGACCCGCTAGATTCCTGACATGCCAATCTCCCCGCAACTGCTGGAGTTGGCCAAGGCTAACTTGGATAAATTGTCCAACGCCGAAAAAGCAATAGTGTTGGAGCTGGTGGGTGAGCTGGAGCAACGCAAACAGGTCAAAGCGGCACGGGTTGGGCTGCTGGACTTTGTCAAATTCATGGAGCCGGACTACAAAATCGGTGCACACCACCGAAAGTTAGCTCTTTTACTTGAGGACTTGGCGTTCAAACGCCGGGACCGCATCGCGGTCAACATCGCACCCCGCTTTGGTAAGTCACATCTGGTCTCGTACTACTTCCCGGCATGGTTTTTGGGCAAATTTCCCAAAGAAAAGGTCATGATGGTGTCCCACACCGCTGATTTGGCGGTGGATTTCGGTCGAAAAGTGCGAAATTTGATCGCTTCTGAGCGATATCAGATGGTTTTTGGGGGTGATGACGGGGTTTCCCTATCCCAAGACAGCAAATCTGCCGGTCGGTGGCACACAAACCACGGTGGTGAGTACTTTGCCGTGGGTGTAGGGGGTGCAATTGCCGGTCGAGGTGCGGATTTGCTGCTGGTGGACGACCCACACAACGAACAGGACATTATTAACGGCAACTTGGATGTGTTTGACAAGGCGTACGAATGGTTTACCACCGGTGCAAGGACGCGTCTGATGCCCGGAGGACGGGTGGCGATTGTCCAAACCCGCTGGGCGCTGAATGACCTGACCGGGAAGCTGGTCAAGGACATGTTGATGAACGAGGGGTCGGATCAGTACGAGGTGGTGGAGTTCCCAGCCATTTTGGAGAAGGAGATAGTGGACGACGAGGGTGGGGTAAGGATCGTCCAGAAGTCGCTCTGGCCAGAACAATGGCCACTGGAGGCACTGCTGCGTACCAAGGCGTCAATGCCCAACTACCAGTGGAATGCCCAGTACCAGCAGAACCCAACCTCCGAGGAAGGGGCAATTGTCAAGCGCGATTGGTGGCGGATTTGGGAGCATGAGAACCCACCCAACTGCGAGTTCATCATCCAGAGCTGGGACACGGCGTTTGAGAAACACAACCGGGCGGACTACTCCGCCTGTACGACGTGGGGGGTGTGGTATCCGGAGAAGGAACCCAACAACACCACCACAGCGGGGGCAAACATCATCCTGCTCAACGCCCTCAAGGATCGGATGGAGTTCCCGGAACTCAAACGCACAGCACTGGAGCACTACCGCGAGTGGGACTCAAACGACGTGCCAGTCAGTCTGATTGTGGAGAAGAAGGCTTCGGGTGCGCCACTGATCTATGAACTCAGGGCGATGGGTATACCGGTACAGGAATTTACCCCCAGCAAGGGCAATGATAAGATCAGCCGCCTCAACGCCGTGTCCGACATGTTTGCGTCAGGTATCGTGTGGGCACCGCAGACGCGGTGGGCAGAGGAGGTAATGGACGAGGTTGCATCCTTCCCATCCGGGGAGCATGACGACTTGGTTGACGCAACTACGCTGGCTCTGATGCGGTTCCGCAGGGGTGGATTTTTAACTTTGCAGAACGACGAGCCAGAACCGATAAAAGAATTCAAGAGTAGACGACATGCGGGGTACTACTGATGGCAATTGAAAAAGCACTGTATCAAGCTCCGGTTGGGATCGCTGATCTGGCCGAGCAAGAACCGGACATTGAGATTGAGATCGAAGACCCGGAGTCTGTACGCATCGGTATCGACGGCATGGAGATTGAGATCGAACCGGGCAAAGAGACAAGTGAAGACTTTGATGCCAACCTTGCCGACGAAATGGACGAGCGGTTGTTGGCAACCTTGGCTTCTGATTTGCTGGGTGACTACGATTCGGATGTCAACGCCCGGAAAGACTGGCTCAACACCTATGTCAAGGGTCTGAAGCTGCTGGGTCTAGACTACGAAGAACGGACTGAGCCGTGGTCGGGTGCGTGTGGTGTGTTCCACCCCATCCTGATGGAGAGTGCAGTTAAGTTCCAGTCTGAAGCCATCATGGAGACCTTCCCTGCAATGGGACCGGTCAAGACCAAGATCATCGGACGCGAAACCCCGGAGAAGAAGGAAGCGGCAACCCGGGTGGCGGACGACATGAACTACCAGCTGACTGAAGTGATGCAGGAGTACCGCCCCGAGCATGAGCGCATGCTGATTAGCTTGTGTCTGTCCGGTAACGCCTTCAAGAAAATCTACTTCGACCCCAGCCTTGACCGGCAGACGGCGATGTTTATTCCGGCTGAAGACCTTGTTGTGCCCTACGGCGCAGCTAACCTTGAGTCAGCCGAGCGCGTCACGCATCAGATGCGCAAGACCAAGAACGAAGTGCTCAAGTTGCAAGAAGCCGGGTTCTACCGTGACGTGGACCTTGGTGACCCTGTACGTACCATTGACGAAATTGAGAAGCAGAAAAACAAGGAGACGGGGCTGTCCGCTACGATGGACGACCGGTTCCAGTTGCTGGAGATGCACGTCGAGATTGATCTGGAAGGGTACGAAGACAAGAACAAAGACGGAGAAGAGACCGGTATTGCCCTGCCATACATCGTCACCATAGAGAAGGGCACGATGGAGGTATTGGCTGTACGGCGCAATTGGCTGGAGGACGACAAGCTCAAGGCCAAGCGTCAGCACTTCGTACACTATGGATACATCCCCGGCTTTGGGTTCTACTCATTCGGCCTGATTCACCTGATCGGTGGCCACGCCAAGGCAGCAACTTCCCTGATGCGCCAGTTGGTGGATGCGGGAACCCTGAACAACCTGCCCGGTGGTTTGAAAACCCGTGGCTTGCGGATCAAGGGCGACGACACCCCCATCTCCCCCGGTGAGTTCCGTGACGTAGATTTGCCCTCCGGTACGATGCGCGACAACATCATGACGCTGCCGTACAAGGAGCCGAGCCAGACCTTGGTCACGCTGATGGACAAGATTGTCGAGGATGGCCGTCGCTTCGCTGCGGTTGCCGACCTAAAAATCAGCGACACCTCTGCTCAGTCCCCGGTTGGTACGACATTGGCGGTGCTGGAGCGGATGTTGAAGGTAATGAGCGCGGTTCAGGCTCGCATCTACTACACCATGAAGCAGGAGTTCAAACTGCTGGCTGGGATCATCCGCGACAACACGCCGGATGAGTACAGCTACGAGCCAGAGGTTGGTGACCGTAAAGCCAAGCAGTCGGACTACGATCAAGTCAACGTCATCCCGGTGTCTGACCCCAACGCCTCAACCATGAGCCAGCGGGTTGTTCAATACCAAGCCGTCCTCCAGCTTGCTCAGTCAGCCCCTCAGTTGTACGACTTGCCGCACCTGCACCGCCAGATGATTGAAACGCTGGGGGTGAAGAATGCCGAGAAGCTTGTACCTATTGAAGAGGACATGAAGCCAGTAGACCCTGTGACCGAGAACATGAACGTGATGAACGGCAAGCCCGTCAAAGCTTTCATTGCTCAAGATCACGAGGCGCATCTGGCAGTCCACATGGCGGCAATGAAAGACCCCAAGCTGGCGCAGATCATGGGTCAGAACCCACAAGCACAGGCGCTGCAAGCCGCTGGTATGGCACACATCATGGAGCATGTGGCGTTTGCCTACCGCACCCAGATCGAACAACAGCTTGGCGCATCCCTGCCGTCGCCGGAAGACAACCTGAAACCGGAAGTCGAAAACCAGTTGTCGCGGTTGGTGGCACAAGCTGCCCAGCAACTGCTTCAGAAGAATGCTGGAGAGATGGCACAGCAACAAGCGCAACAGCAAGCCCAAGACCCACTCATCCAGATGCAACAGCAAGAACTCCAGATCAAGGCACAAGAAGCCGCGACCAAGGAAAAGAAAGTTATAGGCGACCTCGCTGCCAAAGAAGACGAGATACGCCTCAAGGAAGAAATGCTACGACTCAAGGAAATGGAACTCAACGCAAAACACGAAGCCGATGGACTGCGAATTGGCGTGGATATACGTAAATCCCAAAGCCAGATGCAGCAACAGGCAAACCAAGCCGCAACGAATGCAGCTAAACCAACTGAGAAAATTGCCAAACAATGAACGATTACGCTGAAGCACTGATCAAGCAACTTGAGGAACGAAAACTTGAGACGACCCGCTTTATCGGTAGTAGCGGATGCAAATCTTTCGAGGAGTACCAACGTCTGTGCGGACTGATTCAAGGTCTGGAGCACGCACAGAATCTCATATCAGACCTTGCCAAACGGATGGAAAACGACGATGAGTGACATTGATGTCAACGCAACACAGCAAGATGCAGAGGAGAAGGCAAAGCAATTACCGAAGCCAAAAGGCTATCGCATACTTTGTATGGTTCCGCACATCGAAGCGAAGTATGAGGGTGGACTAATCAAGGCTGAATCAACCCTTAGCCGTGAAGAAATCACCACACAGGTGCTGTTTGTGGTTGAACTAGGTGAGATGGCCTACAGCGACAAGGAACGGTTTCCAACTGGACCTTGGTGTCAAAAAGGTGATTTTGTCTTGACCCGTACGTACGCTGGAACCCGCATGAAAATTCATGACCGCGAGTTCCGCATCATCAACGACGACACTGTTGAAGCTGTAGTTGAAGACCCACGCGGCCTTTCCCACGTATAAGGAGTAATTTATGGCTGAAGCCTATAAGTTTCCGGACGAAAAGGAAACACCCGAAACCACGCAAGCGGAATCGGATGAAATAGAAATTGAAATTATTGATGACGCCCCACCTGAAGACCAGAATCGCACCAATCTGCCTCCCAAACAGGTAGAGGAAGCGGAAGGGGATGATCTTGAGGAGTACTCTGAAAAGGCTAAATACCGTCTTGCTCAGATGAAAAAAGGTTGGCATGACGAGCGTCGTGCCAAGGAACAAGCTTCACGGGAACGTGAGGAAGCACTCCGTTATGCCGTAGCCAAAGATCGTGAGATCAAGGAGTTACGGGGTAAGTTGGGCGCTGGTGAAAGAATGTTTGTGGATGAGGTATCCAAATCGGTTAACAATGATATTGCTACCGCCAAGGAGCGTCTGAAACGGGCGTATGAAGCCGGTGATGCAGATTTGATTACGGACGCTCAGGAGGCATTGACTGATGCCAAACTGAAACTTCGGGATGTCATGTCAATCCGTCCTTCCCAACCGGAACAGGAATATGTTGCACCGCAACAGGAACAGCAGTACGCCCCGCAACAGGAACAACCCCGGGCTGATCCAAAAGCTCAAAGTTGGCGCGACAAAAATACGTGGTTTGGTGTCAACCGCCCTATGACGGCCTACGCTTTTGGTCTTCATGAGCAGTTGCAACAGGAAAAACAACGTGATTCGTCAAGTGTTGACATCGGTAGTGACGAGTACTATGATATTCTTAACTCGGAACTACGTAAGCGTTTTCCTGAGCAGTTTGAGGATGTTCAGGAAACGAAGACTCAGGAGAACGAACCTCCGCAAGCCCGAGCGAAGCCCTCATCAGTCGTGGCTTCAGTTACACGGACGACGGGACCTAAACGGATCAGGTTGAAAGCGTCCGAATTGGCAATTGCCAAGCGTCTTGGTCTTACACCAGAGGTGTATGCCAAGGAAATGATGAAACTGGAGAACAACAATGGCTGAAAACCGACTCGCTCGTGAACTTGAAAGTAGGGAAACTACGGTACGTAAAAAACATTGGACCCCGCCGGAACTTTTGCCCTCGCCAACACCGCAGAAGGGCTGGGTATTCAGGTGGATTCGGACGAGCGTCACGGGTCAAGCTGACCCTATGAACGTCTCATCCAAATTTCGGGAAGGCTGGACGCCTGTAAAGGCTGAAGACCATCCGGAAATGTATACACATAGCGACCCCTCTTCGACAAGTCGATTCAAAGACAACATCGAAATCGGGGGATTGGTGTTGTGCAAAGCACCGGTTGAGATGATTGAGGAACGATCTGCATACTACGCAGCTCAGACCCAAGCACAAGCCGAGGCAGTGGACAACACATTGATGCGTCAAAGCGATTCGCGGATGCCAATCTTTAAAGAACGGAAATCTGCTGTGTCGTTTGGGCGCGGAACTACTTAACCATTCAGGAGTTTTTTATGGCATATCCGACAATTGACGCCCCGTACGGGTTCCGTCCTGTCAATTTGCTGGGTGGTCAGGTCTTCGCTGGCTCTACCCGTCAGATGGCTATCACTAGCGGCCACGGCACTGCCATTTTCTTTGGCGATATTGTGTCGATGTCCGCTTCTGGTACCGTTTGGGGTACGGCTGCGATCAGCACTGACTCTCCGGTCCAAATTGCAGGTATTTTCATGGGCTGTTCCTTCATTAATACGTCAGGACAGCGCGTGTACTCGCAATTCTTCCCCGCTGCCACGACCGGCACCGTTGATACCGCCAACGCGATTCAAGCGTTTGTGGCCGACGATCCCGATCTGGTCATGAAAGTTGCCATTGTGTCCGGTACTACCACCATCAGCGGCAGGGATCGCGCTGGTCTGGTTGGTGCAACGGCTGCTCTGGTCAACAACATCGGTAGCACCATCACCGGTGACAGCAAACTGGCTATTCTCAGCACCACTGGTACTGCGACTACGCTTCCGCTCAAAGTAATTGACGTTGTCCCTGACACTGTTAATGCCGCTGGTTCGTTCACCGAAGTTCTGGTGACTTGGACTGCTGGTGTTCACATGTATCGCGGCGCGGCTGGCATCTAAGGGGATAACTCATGGCTATTTCACGTTCACAACTACTGAAAGAGCTGCTCCCCGGCCTGAACGCTTTGTTCGGTCTGGAGTACGCACGTTACGGCGAAGAGCACAAGGAAATCTACGAAACTGAGACTTCCGAGCGTTCGTTTGAAGAAGAAACCAAGCTGTCCGGTTTCTCTGCTGCGCCGGTTAAAAATGAAGGTAACGCGATCCAGTATGACAACGCTCAAGAAGCGTTTACTGCCCGTTACCAGCACGAAACCATTGCCCTTGGTTTCTCGATCACCGAAGAGGCGATTGAAGATAACCTGTATGACAGCCTGTCGGCTCGTTATACCAAGGGTCTGGCTCGTGCGATGGCTTACACCAAGCAGGTTAAGGGCGCTGCGACGCTGAACAATGGCTTCACCGCTGGCTATACCGGTGGCGACGGCCAACTTCTGTTCTCGACCGCCCACCCGCTAGTGTCTGGTGGTACTAACAGCAACACGCAGTCTACGATGGCTGATCTGAACGAGACTTCCTTGGAAGCCGCCGTTATTCAGATCGCCGGATGGACTGACGAACGTGGTCTGTTGATTGCCGCCAAGCCGCGTAAGCTGATTGTTCCGCCGAACCTGATGTTTGTTGCAACCCGTCTGCTTGAGACTGAGCTGCGTGTTAGCACCAACAACAACGACATCAACGCTCTGAAGAACAACGGCTCGATCCCGGAAGGCTACAGCGTCAATCACTTCTTGACTGACACCAATGGCTACTTCCTGATGACCGATGTTCCGAATGGTCTGAAGCACTTCGTCCGCACCCCGCTGTCTAACAGTATGGACGGCGACTTCGACACCGGCAACGTGCGTTACAAGAGCCGCGAGCGTTACAGCTTCGGTTGGTCTGATCCGTTGGGCGTCTGGGGTTCACAAGGCGCGTAACACAGGCGGGGGGCGTAAAAACCCCCCGTTTTTTGTTTTTGGTGTATGCTTCAGATATCTGGGATTTTAGACCTGTACAGACTGCCCCAGCAGACTTAGTAGAGACGGTACAGGCATGTGCTACTACACAAGGAATATCAAATGGCTATCTCCACATTTGACGGCCCGGTACGGTCGTTAAACGGCTTCTACACGCAAGGCCCGGGTAACATTCTTACCCTTGGCGCTACCGTCACTCTTTCTGTCGCCACTCACGCTGGCCACATCTTGTTGGTTCCGGCTACGTGCGCAATCACGCTCCCGGCCATCAACGCCTCTACTGACCCGACTTCTGCCGGTCCCGGCTCTGACCCAAACACCCTTAGCAACCTTGGTGTAGCGTTTAACTTCATCTTTACCGCCGCTTCTGCTGGTTCTACCGCACAAACTATTACTTGCGCAAGCGGTGATGCGTTTGTTGGCCAAATTTCTGTGGCTGGTACGACAACTGCATCGTTCAACTCGACTGCCGGTACGGTCATTACACTTAACGCCACCACCACTGGTGGACAGGCTGCTGGTAGCCGTCTGACGTTGACGCCATTTGCTGCCAACAAGTGGGGTGTGCAAGGTTCGTTCGTCGGTTCTGGCTCCGTCGCCACGCCGTACAGCTGATCAATCTTCTTGGGGGGCTTCGGCCCCCTTTACTGAATCTCAAGGAGATTGACCATGCAGACAGATGTCTATTCTGGACACTTAAACAGTTCCGGATTCTTTATCAACTACCGCTCCCGCCTCAAGGGGATCATGTACACGTCGTCCGCGACGGCTGGTACGATCAACATGTGGGATGTGACTGCTGCGCCTACGGCAGCGGCGACTGGCTATGCGCAGTCGGGATTCACGGTTACCGTCACTAGCGCCAACCACGGGTTGAAAACGGGCGACCGTATCGGTATCACGTTTGCTTCGGATGGCACTAACTCCGCCACCAATGGCAATTACACAGTTACCATTACCAACGCCAACGTATTTACCATCACTGATATCAACAGCCGAACGATTAGTTCTACTGCTTGCACGTTTTCAAATGCTGGTGGACGTTGGCTGATGTCGGTGGATACGGCTGCGTTGACGACTTCAGGTATTCCGCAAAACCAAAGCATGCCAATTCCGGGTGAGGGAATGGTATGTATCAATGGTATCTACGGGCAGCTTTCCAACCAAACTGGCGTGACCATTTTCTACGGGTGATTTGTGCAAAACCAAAAAGGGTTTGATCTTGTTGGCAAGAAGTTGATGATTGGCCTACCGGCTTATGACCATAAGGTAGGCTTGAAGATGGCAGTGTCGCTGATGCGGCTAGGCCAGCAGGTTTTGGAGCATGGGATACATATACAGGTCAGCAGCATCTGCGGCTGTTCGGTTGTGACCCGTGCGCGGAACATGATTGCTCACGAGTTCATGAAGTCCGATTGTGATCACCTGATGTTTATTGACTCTGACATGACGTTTGAGCCGGAATCGGTTCTTCGTCTGTTGGCGTGGAATCAAACCAGACCGATTGTGGCTGGTGCATACGAGTCGCGCAAAGAAGGCAAGGTCTACATCCTGTCGTTGGCAGGAGACAAAGACAACATTGAGATGGACGGTCACGGTCTGGTCAAAGCTCGCAGGATCGCAACCGGGTTCATGATGATCAACAAGAAGGTGTTCGTCAAACTAGCCGAAATGCACCCTGAGTGGGAGCACCGGGACAACGTCAGTGAAGCCATGCTGCACAGCTTCTTTGATTTCAAAGTTACCCGCGAAGGCTACATTGGCGAAGACTTCCTGTTCTGTGATCGTGCGCTGGAAGCTGGATTTGAAGCTTGGGTTGACCCGACGATCAAACTTGGTCACATGGGGATTCATGAGTTCAAGAGCGACTTTGGCAATGAGATTCTGTACCCGATGTTTAAGCCGGTTGAACAAACGATGAGTGATGCTGCGTAATGGCTAAGACACCTGCATGGCAACGCAAAGAAGGCAAGGCCGAGAGTGGTGGTTTGAACGCCAAAGGCAGAGCCTCCTACAACGCAGCGAATCCGGGGAAGCCGGGGCTGAAGCGTCCGCAGCCGGAAGGTGGCAAGCGCAAAGCTTCGTTCTGCGCCAGAATGACCGGTATGAAGAAGAAGCTGACTTCCGAGAAGACAGCGAAAGACCCGAATAGTCGGATCAACAAAAGCCTCCGGGCTTGGAACTGCTGAGGCAATCATGGCTAAAAATGAATCGCAACAAGAACGTGAAGCCCGGAAAAAAGACCCCCGTGCTGTTGGTGGCACAGGCGATTATCTTTCCAAAAGTAATAAAATACTATATGAAAAACCATCCATCCCGGGTGGATACACATACGTAGGCAATACAAAAGCGCCTAAAGCTGGTGGTGGGCGTGGGTTTATCAATCCACCAACCATTGGCGAACAAGAAATGATTGACCAGTACAACGAGCAAAAACGGAATGAGGCTGAGAAAAACGCGCCTACGACCAAAACCGAAATGGGCAAGATGCTCAAAAAAGGCGGCTCTGTTTCTGCATCCAAACGTGCTGATGGTATAGCGCAGCGGGGTAAGACTCGTGCCTAGCAAATCAGCCAAGCAGCACAACTTCATGGCGGCAATAGCCAACAACCCAGCGTTTGCCAAGAAGGTGGGCGTTTCTCAATCAGTTGGCAAAGACTATGCTGCCGCTGACAAAGGTAAGAAGTTTGCGGCTGGCGGTGCGCTGGCCAAAGTCAACAAGCCAGACACTAAACACGGAGCAATGGATATGCCTTTCAAAAAATTGACAAAGTTTGCTGGCATGAAAAAGGGCGGCAAAATCAAACGGTACGAAGACGGTGGTGGGGTTAGGGAAGGACAAAACGCCAACATTGATGATGAGACCCGTGCTCGGGCAATGGCGTACGTTAATCGGGGTGGCGACAGCGATTCCTCCGAGTCTTCTGATACTCCTGTTGCACGTCCTGCCCCCCGTGCTGTTGCTCGTCCTGCTGCTCGTCCTGCTGTTCGCCCCGGTCCCACCCGCTCTGAGATGGCGGAGATGGCACGTGCACCGGCTGTTGAGCGTGTTGCGGCTGGGCGAGCAGCACCACTTATGGAAGACACCCCTCAAACCGGTGCGGCGTATGGTATGACCCCCACCACCCCCCGTGGGCAACTGAGCCGTCTGGCAAAGAAATCAGCTGATACGACGGATGAGCAAAAACAAGAAGTTACTGACCGTTTGGCTACCCTTGCTGCCTTAACACCTTTTGGGCGCGGTATTAAAGGTGTTGCTCTTACTGGTGTTGGTGCTGGTGCTCGTGCTGCGCTTGGTGCTGGAGCCAAAAGTGCTCGTGCTCGTGCTCGTGCTTCAATGCAAAAGGGTGAAGCCAACCCACGTGGTTATGAAAACATGTCTTTGGAACAACGCTACAAACTGACCAACATGAAAAAAGGCGGTAACGTCAAACGGTTTGCCCAAGGAGGCGTGATGAAAGAATCAAAGGCTATGGTTGGCAAGGAAATGAACTTTATGAAAAAGAAGGGCGCTCCCAAGTCCATGATCAAACATGAAGCTGCTGAGATGGGTGCGATGAAAAAGGGTGGCATGCCAATGAAAGACGGCAAACCCGCGTTTATGCAGAAAAAAATGATGGGTGGTGGCATGGCTAAGTACGCCAAGGGCGGCGGTATCGAGTCCCGTGGCAAGACCAAAGGCACAGTCATCAAGATGGCGACCGGCGGTGTAGTCAAGTTTGCCAAGGGCGGTGGGATTGAGTCCCGTGGCAAAACCAAAGGCACGATGATAAAGATGAAGGGTTGCTAAGTGCGACCGTCTCGGGGTATGGGGGCGATTGCCCCCTCCAAGATGCCAAAGAAACGTACGATCAAACGCAAGGATGATCCGAACGAGGTATCTATGTACGCCGAAGGTGGGGAAACAAAGTCTAAAGTAAATGAAGCTGGCAACTACACCAAACCGGGTATGCGCAAAGGTATATTCAACCGCATCAAAGCGGGTGGCAAAGGTGGTGATCCGGGGCAGTGGTCTGCACGTAAGGCGCAGATGCTGGCGTTGCAGTATAAAAAATCTGGTGGGGGGTATAAGTGAGTGGACTCGCCAAACCGCAAGCCAGCCTCAAAGCGTGGACACAGCAGAAGTGGCGCACGAAAAGCGGCAAACCATCCACGCAGGGAAGCAAAGCAACCGGAGAGCGTTACCTCCCGGAAGCGGCCATTAAAGCCCTCTCCCCACAAGAGTATGCCGCCAGCACCCGTGCCAAGCGAGCTGGTAAAGCAGCCGGAAAACAGTTTGTACCGCAACCTAAAGGCGTGGCTAAAAAAACTGCTGCGTACAGGAAATAAGTAATGGCTACCGTACCGTACAAAACTACTGATACTCAAGCCTTTAACCTAGACCTGAACAATCTGGTTGAGGAGGCGTTTGAGCGTTGCGGACAGGAGTTGCGTTCGGGTTACGACATGCGTACGGCACGTCGGTCGTTGAACCTGATGACGATGGAGTGGGCAAACCGTGGCATTAACATGTGGACGGTGGAGCAGGGGCAGATCACGCTTACCTACACCAGCCCGACGCCTACCATTACCTATGACTTGCCAGTAGATACGGTTGACTTGCTGGATCATGTGATCCGTACGGGTACTGGCCAAAACCAGACTGACATCAACATTACCCGGATCAGCGAGTCTACCTACGCCATGATCCCGAACAAAAACGCCGTTGGCCGACCAATTCAGGTCTGGATTCAGCGCCGTTCAGGGGCTACCAACTCTGCTGGTGTGGCGGTTCCGCCCCGGATTCACGTCTGGCCAACGCCAGATAACAGCCAAACCTACACCTTTGTGTACTGGCGGCTGCGTCGGATTCAGGATGCCGGTAACGGTATTAACGGTCAAGACGTGCCGTTCCGCTTCATGCCTTGCATGGTGGCGGGGTTGGCATTCCAACTGTCCATGAAGCTGCCAAACGTCGATCCGGGCCGGATTGCCATGCTCAAGGCCGAATACAACGAACAGTGGGAACTGGCGGCAACGGAAGATCGTGAAAAAGCATCGGATAGATTTGTTCCGCGCCAACAGTTTATTGGCTAATCATGGGGAACAAGTTTTCCTCTGGTAAGAATGCGATTGCGGAATGCGACCGGTGCGGGTTTCGGTACAAGCTGACGGAGTTGAAAGGTTTGGTCATCAAGACCAAGAACGTGAATATTATGGTCTGCCCCACGTGTTGGGAACCTGACCAACCGCAATTGTCGTTGGGTCTGTACCCGGTCAATGACCCGCAAGCAGTACGTAATCCAAGGCCGGACGTAAGTTATGTCACTTCTGGTGTAGGAACTGATGGATATCCGGGTGGTGGTAGTAGAATCATCCAATGGGGCTGGAATCCGGTGGGTGGCGCAAGAGGTATTGACGCAGGGTTCACGCCGAATAACTTGGCACTGACGATTGCGATTGGCAACGTAACAGTAGTGACTTCATAGGGGTAGAAAATGGATACTAAACAGGTCAAGAAAATTGCAGACAAAGAAGTCAAGGTACACGAAAAGCGTCTGCACGGCATGAAAAAAGGCGGCGTTACTTCCGCCAACATGAAAGCAGTTGGCCGCAACATGGCGCGTGTAAACAACCAGCGGAGCCGATAATGACTAAGAATGATAAGTTTGAATTCTTCTCGGTTGATACTGCCAAGCCGATTGGCAAGTACACGCAGCCGAAGCCAAACACCAATTCGACTGGTGAGAACGGCTATCCTGACAAAGCCAAGACTTCTGGAATTAAAATTTACGGCACAGGCGCGGCAACCAAAGGTGTTATGGCACGTGGTCCGATGGGCTAACCATGAACTACAGTACGCTGTTTGAAACCATCAAGGGTTACCTTGAGAATGACTTCCCAGCCACTGCCTTTACGGACAGTGCGGGGACAGGCACGGCTACGCTCACGAGTACTGAACAAGTCAACACGTTCATCACTCAAGCCGAACAGCGTATTTTCAACACCGTTCAGTTCCCATCCATTCGCAAGAACGTAACCGGAACTGTCACGGCTAACAACAAGTACCTC